GGGAAAATCCACATATGAGGTCTTTGGGAGTACGGAATAAAATGTCCCGTCCCCCCACCCGCTTCTTCAGTAATACTTTGATAACTACCAGGAGCCAAATTTTGTAATGGCTGATAAGATGCTATCATCGCTCCATAATAAAAAGGAGAAGCATTAACAATAACCTTTACTTTTAAATCACATTGGATGAAAGAGTAATTATTGGTCTTGTACTTAATGCGTGTATCATTAAAGAAGAGGCGCCATGGTTGAACAAGTGTTTTAGTACCAACTGGATCAGATTCATTCCAAGTGAAACTCTTAATTCGCACTGGGCGACTTAGGAAATCTCCAAGATCAGCATGAATTGGTGTGCTATCACGAATAGTTACATTATCCATAACAGACGCAAAGCCAGTATTCTGTCCAACGTTCTCATCTAGAAATTTAACAACTTCTTGATCAATCTCGTCAGCAACAGAAGTATCAGTTAATACTAATTTCTCCTGTGCTGTAACTTCACTTTGTAGAGCTACTATTCGTCCATGATAATTCACAAGAGGATAGTCATCATTCAACAAAGTGTTATTTTTATCGGATACAATCCGACTGGTACCCCGATAGGTGGTAGCCCAGTCAGTTTCCACATTTGGGATAGTGGAATCATCCATACAACATGACATACAGTTCGCAGATGAGGTATAGGATTCAGGTTACATCCATAGCCTGAAAACATGGTGATCAAATTATGTACGACAACTTACATACATATCTAAAAAGATACTTTGGGGAACGCCCAAGTGGTCTTACAATCACATTCCACGCTTGAATTACTTATTTGATCAATTGTAATTCACAGTAACTAATATGAAGGTGGGTTTTTGGCTTAAGTTGGACCTACCCAAGGCCCTGGACGTGTTTAATGTCTACCCGAGACATATGTGGCTAGAAATCACGAAAGATTTCACAACCACAACGCGGGCACTCAGGATCTTCTCCAAAATCCACACAATGCTCACAACCAGTGCAAATAAGAAAGGTGTCATCGTCATTACGATACACATAATCACAATCTTCCTTATCACACCGTGCACACAAAGCTAAGCCCTGTGCGCGTAATTTGTCCACATCAATACCTTTAGATGCTAACCAAAATTCCTCCTTCAATTGTTCAAAGGAGGGAAAGGTTGAATCTCGTATATAAGCAGATAAATTACATTCCTCAACTATAGACCTCAACATTTCACTTTTACTACTAAAAGTTTCACGTCCATAATTGAAGTATTCCCGCACTGCGGAACCGATAATACTTTCGCACTGATGTTCAAGAGATACACTCTTAGACACAGTACAGGTCATCAATGATTTTACTATTGAATCCTCTTCCAATGGAGCAAGAATAGCACCCACTTCATCATTATAAACGAATTTCCT